ACTGAGTGGGAGTGGGGTATTTATTTAAATAATTGCCCTTCCCGTAAAGATTTACCTTATAATATAGTATATGATTCTCGGGTTAAGGTATATGAAGAAACTGAGCCTCTTAATAGCATTGGAGCAATTAAAGCTACAGCATTCTCCAAAGCCTCGGGTGCTATACTAGTTGAGGTAGATCACGATGATATGTTACTACCTACTTGTTTAGAAAAATTAGAAGAAGCTTTTGAGGATGAGGAGATAGGATTTGTATATAGCGACTCTATAGTTGAGGGAGAATTTACTCCTTATGGAAAAGAGTATGGTTGGACTCATTCTATTGTTAAGGGTAAAGTATCCATGAATTCCTTTCCTCCTACTAGCCACAGTTTATCTTATATTTGGTTCGCTCCTGATCATATTAGAGCTTGGCGAGCCTCTGAGTATAAGAGGTTAGGTGGACATAATCCTAATCTAGGAGTTTGTGATGACCATGATCTTTGTATACGCACATATTTATACTCTAAAATGAAGCAGATAAAAGAACCTTTATATGTTTATAGAGTCACTGGGAATAACACATATCTTGAGAGAAATGAGGAAATTCAAACAGTTACTAGAAACTTATTCGATTTTTATGTTAGGGCTTTAGCAGAGAAAGATGCCGATGATAAAGACTTATTAAAAATAGACATAGGAGGAGGATTGTACCCGTATAAAGACTACAAAACAGTTGATATTAGAAATACCGCAGATTATGTAGCTGATCTTAATGATAAATTCCCTCTAGAAGATAACAGTGTAGGAGTATTAAATGCTAGTCATATACTAGAACATTTAAAAGACCCTATACATTCTATGAAGGAAATTTATAGAGTACTAGAGCATGGGGGATGGGCATTTATAGAAGTACCTTCTACAGAAGGGAGGGGGGCTTATCAAGACCCTACCCATGTATCTTTTTGGAATGAAAATAGCTTCTTATACTATACTAATTCTGCTTTTGCCGAGTTTATTGACTCTCCTGTTAGGTTTCAGGTATATAAGTTAACTACATATTTTCCCTCAAAAGAGTTCAAAGACCTTAATATTCCAGTAACTTGTGCCGTATTAGTAGCGATAAAAAAAGATACGCCAAGATTTCCCGGACTTTTAAATATATAGAAGAAACCCCTTATTCAGGGGCTTCATCTTTTTCTTGTAGTTTGTCTACTTGTTCTTGCGTTAGAGTCTTTTGTTGCTGGATCATATTAAATAAGCCTGCTACTTCTCCAAAAGGCTGTGTTGTTAAGTACTCCATTACTTTTTGTAAATCTTGTACACTAAATAAAACTGCTACTGTATTGTCCATATTTTTCTCCTAAAAACTTGTCTCACATACGCCTCCCGCACATGCGGCGGCTGTTAAAGTATCTACTTCTGCATATTCTGGCTTAATATTCTCAGAAATCCACTCTATTTCTGTGAGATTTCCAGTAATTTTTACCCATTTATGGTAGTTGTATATATCTTTTAAACAATGGGTAGTCATACCCACATCACTATTAAAATAATTATCCGCAAATTTTTTACATCTACGAACCCAATCTTCCTGCGGAAAATTCTTCTCAAAAGGTAGGGAATCTTCCTTATTAGACCTTAACGCTTTATCGCAGGCGGCCCATAAATCATCTGCAAATACATGCATTCCGTCTACAATTAACCCACTAGCAAATAGAGCAGCATCCCCATAGAACTTTAATAATTGTTCTTTTGTGAACACTTCTGTGAAGGGAGCTTGAGCGTAGACTTTATCTCCTGAAATCCCAAGCAAGGAAATTCCAGCGAAATCGTTTCTATACTTAAATATATATTCTTTGACCGCATCCCAGTCGTCCACCTGAATGGTGTTAGAGACATTGTGTCTGACCACGGGATTAACGCATAAATTTTCATTTGTTCCATATTCCACCCAATTATTCTGAGTTATTCTAACCAATTCTAGCTGATTAATTCCTACTAGATGACGCTTAAATAATGAATTTTTAGGGGCTACAATAGGAATAGAGAAGCACCAATCTCTCCCACTTTTTTCCCACACTCCTTCCTCAACTGCCTCGGGGTTGTGTAAAGCGAAAATTTTAGCTACATCATTATCCTTATTCATTTGCATGTTTCTGAAGTAAGTAGGGGCATGCTCTCCACTTATTCCTGAAGCAGTTTGCAAAAGTACGGAAGCATTACCGCTAGGCTTAACGCAGGTTGTTCTAGCCGCTTGGTTAATGCCTATCATTTTAGCGATAATCTTATTTGTGATTTTTACAATTTCAGCCCCTTCCCTTTGGATGTCGTCATTGAATAAAATTTCAGGGTTATTTGCCCATCCTGTAACTGAAACCCCAAGCAATGCTTCCCGCTCGAATATTTCTTTTGTAGTTTTAGGAAGGTATCTAAAGTTTGTATATCCTGCTTGGAGGGTTGCCATAATAGCTCCTGCTCGACAGGCTTCATAGAATTTGACTGGTGTAACACATTTTCCTCCATTTATTTCAACTAAGTTACATCCTTGCCATCCGGACACACCCGAGGCGGTTTGAGGCCACATACCAATTTCTACACAAGGATTTACTGTAATATCTCTATCCTCTACTAGAACAAACCCAGGCTCTCCAAATTCTTTTATAGAGTTAAAAATATCGAAAAATTGCTCTTTTAAAATCTCCTCTCTCACTAATACCACGGAGTTATTAGACCGCGCTCTTTGTGGGTTATTTATGCCCCAGGTTCCTGTCTTAGCTTTCATCATAGCCTCATCATCAGGGCTAAATAAACAAATGGTTGCGGCTCCTCTAACTCCTCCGCTAAGTACAGCGTCACAGAAAAACATAACAATATCATACACAATTATAGGGGTTAAATATACAGAACTATTAGAAGAAATGAAGGAGTCTAATAAAGCCTCTATAAGACCTAAAGCCTTTCTCAGCCCTTCTGGCCCAGGAGCTTTAAACCCTCCTGTAATCTTCGAATTTTTACGTCTTATCTTTGAATAATCGAAAAGCTACACGATGCCCTTGATACTCCTTAAAAGGGAGTTCTAAACAACTTAGGTACATAAGAGCTCACCAAAATCCCTACAGCATCTGACCAACCCTCTATCTTATCTGGGATAGGTAAATATTTTCGCAATACCATCTCTTGGAGCTACTGGAGGGAGTTTATTTACATGGTGCTTTTGTACCGAAAATCCAGTACCGCAGCCACAAAGTAAAAAGTACATACATTCTTGAAAAAATTCAATTCTGTCAACATAACTTGATACACTAATTGTAACATTTTAGCTTCCGTGTTTTAGCATAGGGCTTCCACCCCATTGTAGAGCACGTTGTGACCCTAGTATATCTTGATCTATATAAGCTTGCTCTGCGAAGTCAATAGCTCTAGCTAATTCTGGGTATTTAGCGATTTCGCTTGCATACTTAGTCCTATGCATAGTCATAACCCGAGAGACACTATCAACCCAGTTCTCTACTCTATTTTCAAGCTCTAAAAATTTGGCATAATCTGTATAATATTTTATGTTACTAGCTAATTCACTACCTTTTACCATAACCGTCCTTTTAAATCTCTTTCCGCTTTTAGTAACTCTCTGTACCTTTGAGGCGTTAATACCGCAAGTTGTAGCTTAAACTCTCTATAACCTTCGTGGGTGTTGGGAAGTAAGAGCGGGTTAAATTTATCCAAAATTAACTCTGCCACCTTATGAGACATATTATAGTTAACTTCTCGTAGTATAGCATCTTTGGGCTCTTTAAACTGGCCTAATTCTGCGTTACTGAGTGTGTAAGTGACAGTCAGTATATTTTTCATTATGTATTTCCTCCCGGTACTCTTTGTACCACTCCTATATCTATATGCTTGGATAATATAACATTTGAGGGAAGTAACCCTAACTTTGCTGCTTTCTCAAATGTTTTAGCATCTGTATAATCTGACTCTGGATTAACTACAATAATAGACACTGGTTTCATACTTAAAAATCTATCTACTTCTTCTCGTGCTGTTACCATGGTATATCGAAATGTCCTCTAATATTTTGAATATTCTCTTCACCAATAGCGTCATCGCAGTAAGTCAAGAGGTCCATTAACTCATAGTTAGTAAGAATTCTATCCCCACTTTCATTTAAGTTCTTTATATGTACATACTTACTGTCAATAGGTATAGCATCGTATATGTCAAAAGCACTTCCATACTCCTTAATTAAAGTTAAAGCCCTTTTAGGGCCAATTCCTACAATACCAGGAACATTGTCTCCTTTATCTCCTTGTAGGCATTTCAATGAGATGTACTCTTCAGGAGGCACCTCATAGTGCTCCTCCCAGTTATCCCAGCGGATTTCTTTTCTAGTAACATAGGAAAATCTGCTAACATCTTTCGCTATTAATAAATCCCAATCTCTGTCAGAACTAATTAACCAAATATTCTCTAGTTCATATTGTAATCGGTTTTTTACTAGATGTGCGGCTATATCATCAGCCTCTACTCCTTTATACCTTAGAACAGTATAATCTTTTCGCATTAGTTCTAGAGTGATTTCGAACTCTTCGAAAAACTCTTCAAAAGCTAGCTTCTCTTCTTCCGTTTGATCTTTATACCTAGCTTGTCTGTCAGCTTTGTACATAGGATCAATTTGTTTTCTATAGGTAGAAGAACCCCAGTCTGCCGCAATAATTATTTTATTACTTTCATAAGACACCGCTAAAGATTCAACTGTCTTTATGAACTCATACCTAAAGTCTGAGCGACCCTGATGCTTCCATCGGAAAGCTAAATTCAACGCATCCACAATTAGTGTGTTGTTGGGATTAGTTTCCATTTTTTCTTTAAATGTATATGCCATTATTGTAAGAATTCCTCGTCCTCATTATCCAACCAATCTTCAGCTAAAGAAATGTAGCATTGCAGCCAAGATATATACATATACTTGGTACTTTTTGGCTTTATAGCAGCAACTATAAATACCTTTGACCTGTTATATTTAAAAAAGAGTAGAGGTTCTTGCTCCCCTTCTTTTGCCTGTCTGAGTAGTTTAATCCACCATCTGGTTAGGTTATTAGTTTTTTCTTGTGTAAATATTTTATCTGAAAGAGGGCTATCTTTATAAGATTTAACCTCTATGCAGAATCTGTTTTTTGCGTGGGGAACCCATAAGTCCCCTTTTAGGTATGCCAATGCTCCGCTTGCTGGGATTCTTTCGAACTGATGTCCGATGTGCTCCCTTAACATATCTCTAACTAAGTATTCCCCTCTAGCTCCTTTCGCACGGCTGTCTATCATTATTCTTTTTCTCATCGGCAAATAAATTCCATTCACCGTCCTGGGCCTCTTTGAACCCCTGCATTAACTGTTTAATCAGTTTCTTATTTACTTCTTTTACTTCTTTTACTGAAAGGAAATCCTCTTCCATAAACTTTTTTGGTATATCATAATCCTCCATAAAATCTTCTCCCGGCACCTTAACTCTCCAATTTACTTACTTTATCCTCTTTAGTTACGGTTATCTTCTCCAATAGCGGGTGCGTCCAAGCATGAGCAACTGCGAAAGTATTTAAATCTTCCTCCTTTAAAAGTACTTCAACTAATCGCTCTTTTCCCTCATCATCGAGAACACTTATAACTTCGTCTAAAAACAATACATTAATTTTTGACTTCGAAATACTACTCATAAGCTTTCTTATAGCTAACAGCGTCCCAGTATTTACTCTAGCCAATTCTCCCGTAGATAAATCTGAAATATCTACAATGTACCCATCGTCAGTAACTTTTACATTAAGTTTATCTTTGTTAACTACAAATTCGATGGTAAAGCGTCCATCAGATAGCTCTACTAAATACTCATTTACTAAACTTTCTAGGTCTTTGACCATATTCTCTATTTTATAAGCCAATAACCCGTTAGGGCCGAAAGCCCTTTTTAGTATTTCTAAATGTCCGAATAAGGAAAGTGACTTTTCTAGCTTGAGTACATTTACATCTAAATCTGCAACGAAAGCATCTGTCTGTTCTAATATTACCTGTATCTTTGTATTTCTTTGGGTTCTATTTTGGTTTTCAGTGGCCATAGTAGACAGTTTAGCTTTAGCTTTTCGCACTCTACCCTTAACCACATCTAATTGGTTAGCTAGTTCTTTACTGTCCAATAATTCTTCTGGTATAGAATTGTCTATACTTCTATATAAATCTTCCCAATCTTTTTGGATGCGTTGCTTTTTTTGAAAAGCTGCATTATCTTGCTTTATTTTTGCAATCTTATTTTGCAATTGCTTAGAAGCCTCTTCGGAACTGTTGATGTTTTCTACTTCCTTATTTATTAAGGAGTTAAAGAACTCTTTATTGATTTCCTGATTGCATGTAGGGCATACTTTTCCCAACTTCTCAAGACTATTTACAATCTTTCTAGAGCCAAGAATACTGTTCTGCAAAACCCCTAATTCTAATTGAATTTTATCATAAGAGCTTTTTTGCATCACTTTTATACTATCTGCTTCTCGAAGATTTACTTGACCTAACATCTTCTTGTACTGATTATTTTTAGTAATTTTATTGTTATTTTCCGAAATATTTTGTAATTCTATCGCTAATGTGTGCGCAAGCTTCTCGTCTTCCTCCGTATCAATATCTAAATTTAGCATAGGAAGTATGGTAGTATCTTCCAATTTATTATCCTTCTAACCATTTTTCAATAGTAGCGATATTAGCCTCCAAAGCTGTCATTTTAGTACTTACTGACTTAGAGGCTGCTTTAAATACTTCAGATAATCTAGTATACTCATCTAAGTTAAAAAGATCTATTAGGAACTTTTTACGTACAGTATCCGTAGCTGTAAGAAATTGTAGACTTGCACTAGTGTTTTGATATATTAGTTGTGAAAATGTTTTGAAATCTCTATCCATTAATCCTTGGATAGTTTTGAAAGTACCTGGGGCTGTATGGCTGCTAATATCTGTGCCATTTTCTAGTAATTTTACTTTGATACTACCCTTACGCACTAAGTTTATTTCATACTCATTCCTATCTTTAGAAAAGGTTAAGTTTATCCAATAGCCTCTTTTTAGAACTCTATGTGGGATAGAAGCTTTTTTGACCCCTTTCGAGTTTTTATTATACAATACTTCTTCTAAAATTAAAGGAATGGAAGATTTGCCTGTTCCATTAGTGCCAATAATTTGAGTCAGAGTATCTTTATTTAGCTGTATTTCATTATCCGCACCGTAGCTAAAGCAGTCTCCCCATTTAAGTGTCTTTAGAATAATCATGAAAAACTCCTATAATAGTTGAAACTGTTTCTTCGGGTAACTCTAATATATAGAGTAGGTATTCGGCTAATTCATCTAATAGACTCATTTCAGGTGTTAAAATCAGTGCTGCTTCTGAACTTCGTTTTATTACTTTCTTATCTAATAAATCAGTATTTTTCACCCCCGCTAGTTGCTCTATGTCTCCTTCAAGTTCATAGATAGTATGATGATATTCGGTGGGAATCATCTCCTTTGGGGCATTTACTGTTTTTCTAATTAATTGAGGTAATTTGAATTCGTACCAATTCCAAATCCAATTATTGCTTTCATCAATTAAGATATACCCGGTCTTAACTTTCGATCTATGGAAAGAGGTTGTTAAGGGGCTGCCCGGATATACTATATTTTTTTGGCAATTTGAATGAGCATGTAAGTCTCCAGCAAATACAACCGGAAAGTTCTCAAATCTATTTAAATCAACCTCAGATTTAACATGTGGAGGTATTTCTCCTCTAACGTGCGTAAATAGCGGTTTGCTAGAGTCTAGTTGCTCTATAGAGTTTTTCTTGTGTAGCTCTGCATAAGGTAGTATTGAAAAGTTTTTTTCTGATAGAGAGGAATCTATTACTTTTACTAAGGGATTAATTTTTGAAGATACTTNTATTAATTGTGATAAAAAAGTTTTATTCTTTCTAGTTGCTTCATGATTCCCATCAAAAATAATAGTGGGCACAGTAACTCCAGCTATAAAATAAAAGTATAGCTCAAGTTCTTCTAAGGTAGGGGATCTGTCGAACAAGTCTCCGCCGATTATGTGCTTATCACACTTGATTGCGTGAACCTGCTCGAAAAATAAGCGATAACGATTTAATGCCCAGGCTTTAGGTATACTTTTTTGACCTAATTTAAGATGCCAGTCTGCTGTGAATAAAATCAAGAAACAATGCTCCTTATCACTGTTTTTCCACATTTAGTACATCTAAAATGAAGAACTTTTTCATGCATTCTATAGTCAAACTGATGCCAACAAAATATAGAAGCAAACCACGTCTTTAATTTTTTGACGAATTTTTTTCCATTAACTTCCATAACTCTGTTATCTCCTTACGTAGTTTTTCTTTATCTGTTTGACTTGATATCCCTTTCACTATAGTATCTCTATTGCGAATTTCAATCAATAGTTTAGGATTAGTTAAATTCTTACAGTTTTCTATCGTGAGCATTTCTAGCTCCTTTTATTAGGTGAAAAATATAGCGGGTATTATAATACCCACTATATCTTTATACCTTCTTACTTGAACTCAGCTTCTATGTTTTCATCATCTACATTCTCGCTTTTACTACCATGTAAACGATCTAACAGCTCTTTCTGAGCATCTGGTGTTGGTCGAGGCATTACCTCATCCATAGATTTCAAATCTTTCACTGCTTCTAGCTCTGCTGCATTTAATGGGCGAGACTTACACTCTAATGCCTTTAGTTGATACTCAACATTAAAGGGTAGGGGCCCAGTTTTCTTTCTGTCTATTTGGATATCCCAGCCTGTCTTAACATCCGTAGGATCCCCCAAAGTCTTAGCTGCAGTGATAACCTGCTCCCACAACTTTTTCTTTAGATTAACAACTTGAATAATATATTTGTCCCCTTCTTTAACTACCGCCTGAGTAGCATAACTCCAGGTACATTTTAAATCAGGATAAAACTCTTTAACCCAATCCTTTTCTCTGTTTATAAAAGCTTCGACCTCTCGGTCAAAAGATAGACATTCCATAGGTATGTTTTTATCGTTTTCGCCTTTAATCCAGTATACATATCGCGGAACAATATCCCCTACTACGCGTAGAGTGTTATCTCCATTAACAAATTTGAAAGAATTAATTTCTTTCTTGATTGCAGAGCCTTTGCTCTGATTAAATGACAATGCCATTGATAGTTCTCCTTAGTGACTTCCTTATTAGGTAGTCTATTAATCTTCTTCATATACAAAATGGATTAACCCATTTTGTACATAAAGTAGTGATGGTTTGTTTAAATAGTCCTTAGGGTTCGCCTTAGACAAGGACAACTCTAGGGTTTTCGTACCCGATATTTTATACTCTGCTAGTGATCGCAATGAAGCGAGTGCTACATATATACATATATCTTTATGAGTATACCGGTAAAACTCATAAACTAGTCTCTCTGGATGAATTAGAAAAGATAAGCCTGAAAAATCATAGTTTCTATACTTATATAATTTGTCATATTTATTATAAGGCACTTCAGCCTTAGTCAACATTTTAAATATTCGATAACATTCTTTGCTGCTACCTCCAGAGGCCTCATAAATCTTACCCCAATCATATAACAGCATAAAGAATTTTTCCTCTTTCCAAAGTTTGTAATATATTATATCAAAAATATAGGATAGTGTCAAGAATTATTTTTTACATACTTAGTTCTCGAATATTATAACCCTCCCTCATATAATAACCCGTTCTAGCGGAAGCTTGCCGTCTGGCTGTATTGCCTAGTAAATGTATGTCTACCACTTTAGGCTCTTTTTTATCTTTCACCAGGCGGCTCACTCTACCTATTAACTGCTCTAGAAGAGGTTCGTTGTTTAGAGGGGTAGCTAAAATTAAACAAGAGAGAGTGGGAATGTCTATACCTTCAGCAAAAATAGCTTGAGTTCCAAATAGAACCTTTTTCTCTTTGTTAAGTATTTGGTCTTGTAGTCTATTTCTTTCTAGTTGTTCTACTNCACCCACTACGCATACTGCTGAATCCCCCACTAACTCAGTACAACTTTTCAGTAGAGCAGTTCTATCACATACTACTAGTACTTGGTGTCCTTGAGCAGCATATGTTGCAGCTATCATAGCGATCAAATGCCTATAATCCTCCCTACTAGTTAAGCTAGTTACTCTATAAGCCCAAGGAGTTCTAGCCCCATCTGGAAATCTTATATTTGTTTTTATAATATCTATTGAAGGTATCATATGGTTTTCTTTTGGGGGTTTATAAACTGTTTCTCCAAAGTAATCTCGAAATACAATATGTTTTCCGTCTTTTCTTTCAATTGTGGCTGATAGTCCTATCTTATATTTAGCAAAATTAGAGTCTATCAGACGAGAGAAGGACGGCGCAGAAACGTGATGCATTTCATCCATAATTACTAAGCCAAATTCCTTTTTTATCAACGGAATATTGCGGTATAATGTTTGGGTGTTCCCCACAACAACTGGAGCTTCTATATCTAGGTTGCCGCTACCTATAACACCAGGTCGATTTCCGGTTAGTTTCTCATATTCATTAGCCCATTGATTACGTAGATTTACTGTATGAGTAATTACAAGTGTTTTTTGTTGGAGTTTTTCAGCTATAGCGAGTCCCGTAAAGGTTTTACCCCACCCAGGAGCTGCATTTATAATGCAATTATCCTCTACTGCGTCATAAACTTTCTGTTGGGAATCTCGTAAGGTGAATGAAAACTTTGGAAAATTAACCGGTTTGACTAATCGTTTATCTACTATTTCGTAATCCTCTGGTATCAAATCAATACAACCAATAGGAATAGAAACTATATTCTCCCTAACTCTTGCTAAATTTTTAATTACTTGTGGGGGGTCTGTAGGGTTGTATGCTGGTATAATATAAGTAAGTCTATCGCTTAAGTACTTGCGATATTCTGTAGTACAATCCATATATATCCGGTTGCTAAGCACTGCTTTCATACTTTCTTTCTCGATTCCTTCACCCAAGTATTTGAGTAATTATATAA